CAGTCTCATTAAACAATCCGAATCTTCTACGAACTCCAGGAGTAGGTGCTTCTAGACGAATTGCAAATGCGAGAGTTGCTGGTCTACCAGGAATGTATCTCATTACCTGTTTAGTCTGTCTGATAACTTTACTACCAGCAGTAGAACCAACTTCCATAATCACATTACTGGAATTGGCATTATGAGTAGCAGTTCCAACACCAACTACGCTCTCATCCCAAACATCAGTCTCTTTACCATACTGAAAAGTATTGAAGAAAACTGTTTGGAAGGGAGCAACCTTTAGTCTGTTGTTATTAGAAAACTGAGGTCTCCAGTCTGTCTGGTTTCCCCAGTGATCTGCAATGTTATAAACCTCAAAGAGACTTCTCTCTTGGTTTAGGAAGTCTTGTGTAGTCTTATTCCACTGTGCCATTTATCAGTCAATCCATTCTAATTTTGCTGGATGATATCTTTTGGAATTTACCACTTTAATTGATTCTTCTTCTGTTGGGTAAATATTGTGAACAACAGATCCAGGATACTGTGCTTGAAGTTTTTCACTCAAATCTCTTCTAGTTGGAATATAATCACTTTCTAATTGTAGACGGTGAATATTTCCTCTCCAAAGAATATCAGCAACAAAAGACTCTCCAATTTTTTTAGAATCTTCTGAAGATCCTCCAATTATAATTGTTCCTACTGAAGCATTACCTGAAATGTTTACACTTTCAGACATAAATTGTTGGAAAGATTTCATCTTTTTATATCTGTATTGTTTACTATTTAGTTCAACATTTCCAGCGTCTACGTGCCTTACAAATTGGTTTATCTGGAGTATCAGAACAATCAATGTTATGCATATCCATTTGACCTTTAGAACGACGGCAATAAGAAGCACGGCGCTTGGCATCACTGCTACCTGGATCTGGATCACCAGTAACAGCTGGTTTCAATTTTGAATCTGGATTTTCTTCACGATACTTTTTTATTGCTTTTCTCCCCATTCCGTCAGTTTTATCTTTCTTATTTTCGGATTGCCAGTCTTCAGAAACTTGTAATAATGACTCTCCTGGATTGTATTCTGATATACGGAAACTATAAACTCTAGCACCAGGATAAACTTTATCTATTTCTGATTGAACTTCTGATCTGGTAGGAATTTTTGTATATGGGAAGAACATCTTGATTCCGAGATACTTTCCTCTCCAAGTCAAATTGACCATTACAATATTTCCAGTTTTTGCTGGAATTCTTATGGCTTCTTGGACTTCTTTAGTAATTGGATCTGGTTTAATTAAATCAATAACTTCAGCAAATATATTTCCATTTGCGTCTTCAATAGTTACATCTTCCTTTTTACAATCTGGAACTTCTTCGCCATCCTTTATTTTAGTTCCTTTTGCTCTGTATCCAGTCCAACACTTGGAAGCACCAACGTTTTTGCGTGCTTGCTTTAGACCTTCCTCAATATCAAGAGTTTTTGGATATCCTTCTTGACCTGGTTTCTTACGGGGTTTACCTTCTTTTCTACGTTTTGCGATAGCTTTCCAGAGACCTTTACTTTCTTCTTCAATTTCTTGAAGGATTTTGTCTACTAATGGAGATTCATATCCAGCGTTTATATTTCTAATTTTAGTATCTCCAGTCCTTACTGAAGGAAGACTTGGATCTTTTCTTTTTTGTTGTGCTACTGATGCTTCGTTGGGATTGGGGCTTTGAGTAAGAGCTCTAACTGATGCCGAACGCTTAGATTTTCTTAGATCTTCGGGATCTATCTTTTTTGGCATTTTCCATGCTTCTTCCACGTCATGCTCTCCGCTTTCTAGATAATCTGCTGCCGTATCTATATAATCAGCTGCTTTAGTAAGTTTTGATTGTACCCATGCCTCAATATTTCCTTCGCCTTTCATTTTAACCTTAAGTCTCTTTACGGCATTTTCAATAGTAGCAAGTTGAGATCTTGCCATAGAATATTCATGATCGGATTTATTTGATGACATAGTACAATATTCTACTTGAATCTTTTAGTATTTATAATTTATTGCTCTTCTTCAGACTTTTTTTGTTGCTTTAATAATTTAGATAATTCTGCTGTGGAACCGACAAAGAGAGCATTTGTAACATTTGTTGGACCTTTAGAACCTTTATCTTCTTCAATATCTTTAATTTTTTTCTGAAGATCTAGTAATTTGTCAGTAGTATCCGAAACATTTTTAATTAACTGACCAAGAACTTCATATGCTCTTGGAGACTCAGTTTCTTGTGCCAATTCAAGAACTCCATTGATAGCTTCTTGACCTTTTTCAATTATTGAATATAAATTTCCCCTAGTGTATTCGTAATCTTTTCCAATATCAATGCTCTTATCTGCTTTTCTGTCTTCTACAACTTGTATTTCTGGTTTTTCTATTTTGTCAATTTTTTGAGTTGTTTCTTCAACAATATTAAATGCTTCGTTTAAACTATCAAATGTATTATCCATTATGTTTCCTCTCAATTAAAATGATGTTAAATCAAATCCAAAATTATCTCCAAATTCAACCAACTGATTATCGGCAGAGGTAATTAATTGAATCTCAGTTCCAGATACGTGTTGAGTAATTTTACTACCATAAGATCCTCTTTCAACAGTAATAGAATTGCCATTAATTTGAGTTACCTTCATGGTTTCGGAATCTATAACAATATAAGAATTTACACTAAACGAAGAGGAATCATTAACATCGAATACGGCAGTTGAAATTTGTAAGTCAGTTTCCAATGTTGTGACAGTGCTATCGGTGTAGCTCTTAGTAGCTACTGGATCTGCTCTGAAAGTAATATCTCTTTGAGTTGAATTTGAATCTCCAGCAACAAATCCAATGTTGACTTTTTTGATAATGTCGTTTGCTGAGGTAGTAGGAACAGGACCAAATAAATATGTCTTTGCACTAAATTTAAGGGTGTATGTTAATGCTCTTCTTGTAGTAAAATCACCTTCATAATCATCATCCATAAGGATACTATTTAAGGTAAATGGAACATCTCTACTTTCTCCAATGGTATCAATTAAATTTATTGTTAATGTATATGATGGTTGAAAATAAGGTAAAATTTGCTCTACAATTTGAAGCATATCATCATTATGCTTTGTCATAATTGTTAGATCAAATTCCATATTGTATGGAACTGGCATGTATACCTTTTTAACTCCTCTAGGATCGTTCTTTGGAACTGTTAAAAAAGTTTGAGTGGTTGTAACTTTTCTTGCTGGATCATAATTAAGTCCAGTAAACTCAAATGACATCCTTGGTAGTGTTATTCTTACTGGATTGTTAAGGTCTTCAGGGGATTGTTCAAGTCTTGCTAAAAACTTTTGCTTTGGTCCATAAGCAAGAGGAACTTTGATTTCGGAAATAACATCTCCAGAGGAATTTGTGCTTTTAATTTTTATATTATTGAAAAGAGTTCCAAATCCAATAATAGTTCTTCTTAAAATTTCGTGGTAAAAATATTCAAACATTTATTATTCCTCTATGGTGTTCCAAATGGATTTGATTCTGAAAAATCTATTATAGAATCCGCTTCAGATTCTATATTAAAGTTATCTTCATATTTACCATATTTATTATCTGAGTCTCCTGCGTCTTGTAGGTTGTCAGAATATGGAACTCTTAATGTATATGAAGCACTTGAAGCGGACCCAACCAGTGCTTCTCCAGGAAGAAATGTACCCGTAATATTAGATACTTCAAGAACATTAGTAACAGCATTCCAAGATTTTACCCTTGCGGTTATTCCACTTGTAGAACCAGTTACTACTTCATTATACTGATATGTTCCTATTCCAGATTGTGAAAATGGAGATTCAAATGTAATTGTAGGATTACTTACATAACCAAGACCGCCATTAGTAATATAAATCCCAGTAACAATACCAGCATTATTGATCACGGATCTTGCCGTTGCTTGAATTGTTGTCCCAATTCCAGTTGGGGCATCAATAGTAACTAATGGTGGGGATGTGTATCCTCCACCCCCATCGGTGATTGTAATAATTCCAACTACTCCATTCCCAATATAAACAGTTGCTGCTGCTCCAACACCATCCCCAAAGAATGCGATATTTGGAGCTATAGTATATCCAAGTCCAGAATTTACAATATCTACTGCTTGAACCCTTAAAGCATCACTATCTCCAACACTACAAAAATCAACTATATTTCCAATCATAGTTGCTATTCCTATTGCGGTTAGTCCACCAATAGGAGCTGAAGAAAATGCTACTCTTGGAGCAGAAGTATATCCTCTTCCTCTATTAGTAATAACAACAGATCTTACAGCACCATCTTTAACGCTAGAAACTGCAGACGCTGTAGTTCCAATACCAACCATTTGTAATGTTTGAATGTATCCAATATCGGAGAAATTATTATCAATTACATCAATATCAGTATCAACAATTTCATCTTGATATCTAAACAATTCGCATCTCAATTCATAAACATAGTTTTTCTTTAACTGATAAAATGGTTTTTCATGTTCTACATATTTGATTTCAAAAACTCTATCCCCATAAGGGAAATAAATTAAATCTCCTTCCTTTGGTCTTGATGAAAGTTTTATATTTGGTATGTCCTTAATTAGAGGAGAAATATAAGTCTCATACCTCTCTCTAGAAATAATCAAAGTTATATCATCAACTTCTTCTATTCCGAATTTTGATAATATTGTTCCTTGTCCACCATAACCATCATAAGTATCTAAGTATGCCTCAATAGGATATGCATTATTAAATTGAGATTCAACAACTTCTTTAATAACAGTTTTTTCTGTAGCATATTCTCTTGGAAGATAGTATACTTCTATACCATACATCCGCAATTGTTCGTTAATAAGATCTTGTACTAGACCTTGCTCTCCCTTAGACCCCTGAAGAAAAAATGGATTTAGCATTTTTTATTACCCTATCATGTCTAGTGGTGGAAGTTCGTAAGTAGAAGACATTTCCTCCATTAAGATATCAATTTCTCTTTGAGCATCGTCATAGAGTTGTCTTCCATTAAATTCCACTCCACCTGGAAGTTTTACTCCTTGGAACTTAATTAAATTCTGACCCCATTGACGCTTTATTAAGGAAGTTAAATATTTTTTAACAAAAGAATCATTCCATACTTGAGAGTAATCATTTGGATCTAATAGCCTATGACAATCAATGACTAAATATTGTCCAGCAGTCATTGCCGACCAATCTATATCTAAGTATAATCTATCTTGTCTTTTGTTAAATCTAATTTGTTTTTGTGTGGTAAGTAAAAAGTCAATATCTTCAAGATATGTTTTAGTCATTGCGTAAGTTAAGAGTTCTGTAGAACCCCAATAATAAATATCATTCAAAAATAATTGATATTTAATGCTAAACATTCCGCTGGAAATAGAATTAGACCCCTCAAACGAAAATATTTTATTTACTCCAATAACGTGATTTGGAACCTCGATATAATTACTGTTTTCGTAATAATTGTATGTTGCTCCAGTCCCAACTGAGGTAATTGACGTTGACGCTATCCCAACTCCAGATAAACCTTTTGCTCTTCCTCTATTAATATCATCTTGAGTAATTTGATATTTTAAGAATGTCTGATAGACTCCATCATAATGACGCTCTTGGAAATATTGAATAGCATCATCAACGAGATCATCAATTTGCTCGTCAGCAACGTTGATCTCCAAAACTGGAGCGCCAAGTTTTCTTAGACAGTAATCAATTAGTCCTTGTCTCGTTGATGGTTGTGCCATTATAGTTCTGTTAAAACTTCTTGTTGTCTAAAATATAGTTTGATATATGACTTTGCTAGATTTCGCAAAGTTTCAATATCTTCTATACTATCTATGTCTCTTGATAATTTTTCATATTCAAATAATTTATTCATTTGATTTAAAGTAATTTTACTTGGATCCATTTTTGATCTCCATTAGTAATGATTTGATAACATTGATATCAGATTTCAAATTATTCAACTCAGTCTCGATCGTATCTATTCTAGACATCTCCTTCTGTTTAATTTTCTTAGATTCAATATAATTTTTATATTCCGATAAACTACTATTTACTATAGCGTTTGATCTCCTATCACGATATAGGTGATTTTCGTCTTTAACCTTTACTTTGTCCATATTATGCCAATCCAATAACTCTTAGGTCTCTAAATCTTGGTGGGAATGCCTGATTTGTTGAGGTTCCTAATAGTTTAATAGAAAAGAAATTAAATGGTTCAAGATTGTCAATATTAAATTCAAGATCTATAAAGTCAATATCTCCAGATTTATACCCAAGAGCACTATTGGAACTGTATAGTTTATCGGGAGTTCCATCATTTTGAGAAATATCAATAACTTGTCCAGACTCTATTCTATTTCTATATCCAGGGAATGGATAGTAAATAGGTTCTTCGTCAGCACTCTTCATAACGGCGAAGAATGCTCTAACATCAGTATACTGATTTACATGAGCTGAGACAATGGTTCTAATTGAAGTTGCTGGGAATTCAAGTTGAATTGGCTTTGTATGATAGGTAAATGCTGTTGGATCATCCTCAATCGTAGAAACTCTAGGATCTGTAATATAGTTTGAGACTGGAGAATTAACTCTATTTGATACAAAGATAGCAGCAATACGCTCTAGGTCAATGATTGGACTGATGACTGGTTGATCTGTTGATAGGTTTAGAACTATCTCAAGAGATTTATTACCAGGCAGTTGATCCGCAAAAGCAAGTTCATTTGTTCTTGACGCAACGATTCTTGGAGAATCAAAATAATTGTCTTCATTTAGTGTCAGAGGTTGAGTTCCAGCATTTCTGAAGGACTCTTCATTTCCATCAATACTAGTTCCAGTTGTAGTTCTAATTGTTGCCGTTAGCGTAGCATCTGGTAGAACAAGAGCACTAATCATCGGATGAATTAATTCATAACTTATATTTTTGGAAGCATATATTTTACCACCCCCACCAATCTTAGTATCATTAAAGAATAATTTTGGATTTGGAGTATTGACACTTCTATCTACACCTTCGGTAGATGTATCAATTTTAATATGATAACTATCGAGATCAATTGGATTTTCTACGGTAGCATCTTGTAAGAAATGAACCTTATTGATTCTTCTTAGTGATATTCCATTATATTCATACTTAAATACTTGTCTATTGGATGGTTGTACTCTAGATAAAGTTGGAGTATATTCTTCTGCCGTAGAACCAGTTACATTTCTAGTAATACCAGTCAGGGTGTTTCCTGTAACTCCAGTATATGAAAGGATTTCATTTCCAATACTAACATATCCAGGATTTAGAGTAGTTACACCAACATTTTCAAATTGCTCAAAAGCGGCAATATCATCTACAACTAAAGCAATGTCATCTGTTGAGTCAAATGTAAGATCATTGGCAAGTCTAGCTGGAGCAGTATCTGGACTTACTCCAGAAATTATAACTTTATTTGCTGGAGAATGCA